GCCCCAGCCCGATCCAAGCGAGCGCGACCGGCGTGGATGGGAACCCGCTGCAGTGGCAGGATGCCATGACGCAGCGCGAGGCGTTTGTCGGCAACCTCTCGCAGCGGCTCGGCCAGTACAACGGTGGTCAGCAGACCGGCCCCGTGACCTTCGACCCCAGTCAGTTGTTGTCGCAGGCCAACGACCAGCTGGCCAACGGTACGTTCTACAACCCATTCTCGCAAGCTGCGGAGTCGCAGCGCGCGCAGCAGAACCCGCAGGCGGTTGGAAACTTTCGCCAGCAGGTTCCCTACGGCGACAGCCTAGTTCAAAGCTACGGCCCAAGATCTCAGCCCAGCGCCAAGCAGAACCCAGACGCTCAGCGGGCCATGGGCAACGCCACGCAATACATGCAGGGCAACTTCCAGAACCCGTTCGGCAATAGCCCGCAAGCCAACAACCCGCAGCCGACTTGGGACCAGCAGACCTACGACCAGTTCGCGCCTCAGAACTATGACATGCGTACCGCTACCTTTGCCGCCCCGCCGCAGCAAGGCTCCCCTTCCAGGCCATCTCAGGCAGCAAGCGCACCCAGTCGCAGCGCCGCCCGCCAATCGGTATCCATCTTCCCCAGCGATACATCGGACTATTTCAATCCGCAGCCAAGCAGCCCTCCAGCCCCGCCTGAGTTTATGCGTTCGACGGGTTTCCCAACACGCCAACTGGAAGATCCGACTGATCTTACGCCAACCGACCCTATTGATTTCAGCAATCGACAACTGGCGGCTGAATATGCGGGTTCAAGGCGGCGGTCTAGTCAGCGAGTAGGCACCGCCCGCCCCATTGAGCCACCGTCACAAGGGACTGCGTACAACCCGCGCGCTAACGTCCAAGGCGTGCCCTCCAGGCGTCGTTGACACTCGCCTAGTCATACTGTAGACTTGTACACCTACCCCGGGGTGTGAAATGCAACAAAAGTTCTCCATCGGTTTCTGCACGTTCTCTTACGGCGGCAACGGCGGCATCTCCTCTGAGGTGCCTGACATTCGGGAGTGGATGCTTCCGGTCACATCTAGCCTTGCGCAAGACCCTCGCGTCTCGCGGATCCAAGTGTGGAATCTGTCAGACACGCCCATCACCATGACACGCAATCGGGCCGTCCTCATGGCTCGCCAGTACGGTGTCGATGTGCTAGTGATGGTGGACTCGGACATGAAGCCTGACATGTACGCTGGGCAAGCCGATGCCAAGCCGTTCCTGTCCTCGTCCTTCGACTTCTTGGTAGATCACTACCACAAGGGTCCGGTGGTCATCGGCGCGCCCTACTGCGGCCCGCCACCGCATGAGAACGTCTACGTGTTCCGATGGCAGGCTCTGCAGTCGAACAACGCCAATCCAGACTTCAAGCTGGAGATGTACGACCGTGACACCGGGGCCAAGATGGCAGGCATCCAAGAGTGCGCCGCCCTGCCCACGGGATTGATCATGTACGACATGCGGGCCTTTGAGGTGACTGAGCCAAAGGACACCAACGACAACCCTTGGTTCTACTACGAATACCCAGACAAGTATCAGTCTGAGAAGTCATCCACTGAGGATGTGACGATGACCCGCGACCTGTCCCTCGCGGGCACGCAAAAGCTGGGCTACAACCCAGTGTTTTGCAATTGGGATGCGTGGGCTGGGCACTGGAAGCCGAAGTGCGTTGGCAAGCCACAGATCGTCCAGGCTGTGGACATCAGCGGCAAGCTCAAGCAGTGCTGGGAAGCCAACTACGATGCGGGCGTGAAGCTGATGGATCTGCGCCCTAAGTGGAGTGTGAAACCTGTCTGAGTACAAGGCGTGCATCCAGTGCGGGACTTCCTATGAAGTGACACCCGCCAACTGGCATAAATCCAAGGACGGGTTTCACGCGCGGTGCCGCAAGTGCCGCAACGCCCATGAGAAGAAGGCCCGCAAGAAGAAGGGCAACAAGAAGCTCGCGGAGATTGAGAAGGGCGCGGTCGATCTGTTCGTAGCCTCGGCCAGGATTGGCGGCGCGAACATCCCCCACTCATCGGAACTCTTGGAAGTTCTCATGGAGTATTTCGGTGGGGTGAGAGGGTTTTCCAACGTGTACCTCAAACAGTTCTTTGATGCGCCTTCTGGCGGCGCGTTCAGAACCAAGATGCTGGACACCGTTGTGCGATTGGTGTCTGCCAACACCGCTATGGGTGGAGCCAAGAAACCTCTCACCGCTTGGAGCGAAGAGGAGCTAGAGGACGAGCTTCGCCAGCGAATTATGGAAGCCGCCACAACGATTACGATCCAAGGAATCCCTTTGAAGGAGTTGCAACATGGAGTGCAAAACGTGCCGGTGGTGGGAGAAGACGGTGGATCGCCACGGCCAGTGCCACCGCTACCCCCCGCTCCCGATGGCCAATGAACCCGTCGATGTTCATCCCGTGACGGCAGATACCGACTACTGCGGCGAATATGCGCAAGCACCCACACGTACCACCACCACCGCCACCTGACGAACCGGCCGTCCAAGGCATCACACAGCATGCTCTCAACCAGCTGCGTGATGTTCAGCTGGAGCTTGCTGAACGCCGGATCGAAGCTCTGCGGCTCTACACCCCGATGCCAAAGCAGGAGGAGTTCCACAAGTGCATGGCGAGCGAACGCCTGCTGATCGGCGGCAATCGGTCAGGAAAGAGCGCCGCAAGTTTCATAGAGGATGCTCGCGCAGCCACCGGACAAGACCCGTACGGGAAGTATCCCAAAGAGGGCGGGAACCTAGTGATCATCGGCCGGAACTGGCCCCACATAGGTCTTGTGGTTGTGCCGATGCTGTTCCGTGCCGGTGCGTTCAAGATGATCAAGGACGAGAAGACGAATCAGTGGCGGGCATTTAAGCCCGGGGTGGACGACCCCGCCAAAGCCAAGCCAGCACCGCCCCTCATCCCGCCCCGCATGATCAAAGAGATGAGTTGGGTACTGAAGAACGCAGGCTATCTCAACAAAGCAGAGCTTACTAACGGGTGGACTATTAATTGCTTCTCCTCCGAAGGCGAACCACCCCAAGGGTTCCAGGCCGACTTAGTTCACATTGATGAGGATATTAATAATGAACGGTGGGTCGGGGAGATGCAGGCGCGGCTTGCCGACCGCAAAGGCCGGTTTGTATGGTCGGCTATGCCGCATAGTAAAAACGATGCGCTGTTGGGGTTGTGTGAACGTGCGGACAAGGCCGAAGAAGAGGGGCGCGAGAACTCAATTATTAAGAAGTTCACCCTGCGCTTCTTGGACAACGACCATATCGACAAAGAAGAAAAAGCCAAAAACATTGAGCGGTGGTCTGCCTTGGGGATGGACGAGCTTCGCATGCGAGCGGAGGGTGAGTTCACCACGGAAAGCACGCTCATGTACCCGTCGTTCAATCCTGGCGTGCATGTTCTGCGGCGAGAGGATCTACCCGATGGGCGGGTTCCGCAGGACTGGACGCGGTATGTGGCGATTGACCCTGGCCATACAGTCCTCGCGTGCGTCTTCGGTGCCGTACCGCCGGACGAAAAGTTCCTGCTGATCTACGACGAACTCTATATCCGACAGGCCAACGCGCTCATCTTTGGCGACCAGTTCGCACAGAAGGCCGATGGCCAGAGCTACCGGACGTTCATCATCGACATGCACGGCGGCATGCTCAGAGACTTAGGCTCGGGCCGTCTCCCCCATGAACTGTACTCAGAGGAACTGAAGAAGCGCGGCATCAAGTCGCAGATGAGCGGGTACGGCTTCATCCCCGGCTCAGACGACATCCCGGCCCGCACGGCGCTTGTCCGGCAGATGCTCCACATCCGGGGAGACGGCAGCACCAGACTGAAGTTCTTGGACGGTGCTTGTCCGAATCTGATGCGCGAGATTCGCCGCTACCGGAAGAAGACGACGAGCGTCAACGGCCAGGTCTACGTGACCGATGAGCCGCAGAGCCGCGGGGAAGTCCACGCCATTCAAAGCGTGGAGTACCTCTGCGCGTACGAACCCAAATACCACGCACCGCCAAAGACCTATGGCCCCGATCCATGGTGGGTGCGTTACCTCGCGGATAAACGCCGCAGGCAGCAGTCGTCCGAAGACAACTGCATTGTTCTCGGGCCAATGGGGAGTAGACAAAGATGAGCGATTACGTGATGCCGACAGCTGAGCTTGGTGACTGGGTGCTGTTCCGTGCCCATGAGGGTGCGGAGACTGTTCCGGCGTTGGTGACGAAGGTGAGCCAGCGGACCCTCACCCTGTGGGCCTTGGCCCCCGGGTACGGCGGGAATGAGAAGCAGTCGGTCCACCATGTCACCGACCCGGGCGTGAGCGAGTTCCCGGCTTGGAAGGACTACGGCAACTGGGAACACAAGCCCCAGAAGAATGCGATTCTGGCCGAGAAAGTGGCGCTTTTGGAGCGGAAGGTGGCCGACTTGGAAGCCCGCAGAGGCAAGTAAGGACACTAGCTAATAGGAGTCTCCATGGATAAACCGCTTCGTCCAATCGTCGCCCGCTGGCTTGAGTGCATTAAGCAGGCAACTGCTCATAAGCGTCCGTTCACAGAGGACGGTGACGAGGCGATGAACTTCTTCGCTGGCGACCCAGATTTCATGTGGAAAGATGGGTATGCCCGCGGGGAGCGGGGCTACAACAAGGGGATGACTCCTCCTGCATTCCGCATGCAGGTCAACCGTGTGTGGGAGGCCGTGCGCCTCTTCACCGCGGTAATCCACCACCGGAACCCCAACCGCGCGGTGACCCCCAAGGAGTATCCCATCATCGGGCCAGCACTCCTTGGCATCCAGCCCCAGCCCCCAGTGCCAGCCATGGGGCCGGACGGTCAGCCAATCATTGGACCCGATGGCCAGCCAGTGATGATGCCAGACCCCGGCATGCAGATGTACCAGCAGGGCTTGCAGGATCAGCAGATGATGCTGGAGCGGCGCAAGCTCGTCTCCAGGCTGTTGGAAGACTACCTCAACTACACCCCGAATGAATTAGATCTTAAGAAGCACTCGCGGAAGGTGGTGGAGGAAGCGTTCATTAAGGGTGCAGGCGTCTGGTGGCATGAGCTTTACTCGCCCCCCGGCTCGCAGCTGAAGATGGCCGGGAGCTTCTACGACTCCATCGACAACCTCGTCTGGGATCCCGATGCCGATGAGTTTGAGGACATCCGATGGGCAGCGCGCAAGCGGGTCCAGCCTGTGGACGAGGTAGCGGCGAAGTTCGGTCTCTCCCGTGAAGACCTAAAGGGTCACATGGAGAGCTACTCGTCACGCGGCGACAACAACGAGCGTGGCTTTGAATACAAGAAGAAGCTGGGCAAGACCAACGACCTCATCGTCTACTGGGAGGTTTACTCCAAGACAGGGTTTGGCGACCGGCTCAAGAACGCCGACAAAGACCTCCGCGGCAAGTTCGATGCGTTCGGTCCCAACTGCTATATCGCGGTGGCAGAGGGAATTGATTTCCCACTGAACATGCCTGAAGCGATGCTGCAGGAAGAAGTAGACGAGACTGGCGTTGCACCGTCGATGTTCATGGCGGCGCAGTGGCCCATTCCCTTTTGGGCAGAACCAGGCGGCTGGCCGTTCACCCCGCTCGCTTGGCACGGCAAGCCAGGGTACAGCTGGCCCATCTCTATCATTCGTCCCGGTATCGGTGAGCTTCGATTCATCAACTGGGCGATGAGCTTCCTCGCCACGCGCATTGCCACCAGCGCGCAGGTGCTGATCGGTGTAGCCAAGTCAGCAGACCCGGACCTCAAGGCCAAGATCCTGGAGAAGGACGAGGGCGGGTTCAAGATCGTAGAGATCTCGGAAGCTATCGGCCGGTCGGTCAATGATGTGATCTCGGTCTTCCAGATGCCGGGGGTCACCTCGGACATGTACCAGATCATCTCTGAGGTCACCGCGCTGTTCGACCGGCGAGTGGGTTTGACAGAACTCATTTACGGTATGACCAGAAATTCCTTCAGATCAGCTGCAGAAGCGACCGTGAAGGCTGAGCAGATTTCGGTGAGGCCGGACGATTATGCAAACATTCTGGAAGACGCTCTGTCGCTGGTCGCGCGCAAGGAAGCCCTTCTCGCCCGCTGGTTGATTGGACCGCAGGACGTTGCTCCGCTGCTTGGCCCTATGGCGGCGCAGGCATGGCAGATGCACGTTCAAGGCGAAGACCCGGATTCAGTTGTGCGTGAGTATTCGTACCGCGTTGAGGCTGGGTCTGTGAAGAAGCCTAACGTCGCCACTCGCATTGAGAACATCACCAACGCGATGCAGATTCTCGCGCCGATCAGTCAGGGTCTGTTGCAGGCCGGGAAGCCGGAACTGTTCAACGCGCTCCTGGAGGACTGGGGCAAGGCGATGAACACCGATGTGTCGCGCTACTTGGTCCCGCCTCCTCCTCCCCCACCTCCAGGCCCGCCCCCCGAAGGACCGCCAAATGGAAATCCCGGTTGAAGTTAAGCGCGCTGGCGAAGAAGCCATCGCTACCTATAAGCGCGCCCTGCCCTACGGCGAGAAGTGGGCCGCTATGGTCGCCATGCAGACACCCCCCGGAACCAAGGGGACAGACCGTGCGTTCATGGAGGGCCGCATGAACAACCAGCAGCTGGACGACATGCCTGTTCGTCAGGCCCAGTACGTGGCCGCGGAAGCCAAGAGCGCAGGCATCAATATCTCGGGCAAGCACTACGTGGGAGGGCTGGCCGACAAGCGAGGCTGGCGCGATCCCGAAGCGTGGGTTTCCAACAACGACGATGTACTCAAAGTCGCCCACAAGCGGCGATTGGCCGTGAGCGGAACGGTGAACTACGACCCGGGCGCGGCCGATCCCAAGCGCAAGCTCATCAGCGAGAAGATTGTGCGAGAGGAAGTAGCGAAGGCCAAGAAGCTGAACCCGTCCGCGAAGAACGCAGACCTCCGCGAGCAGGTGATCGCTAAGCATGCCTATCGGGCCAAGGGGCGCGGCGTATGAGCTACATCAAATACTCGCAGCTTCGGCGCGGTACGGCTGCGGAATGGTCGGCCGCGAATCCGGTCCTGCTGGCAGGCGAGGTGGGCTATGAGCGAGATGTCCCACTTACCACGGAACCATCGGCAGACACGTACGACTACTCGGACCCAGCGTTCGGCTCGGGGGCGATCAAGATCGGTGACGGTGTGACGCGGTGGAACAATCTGCCGTACCTGCTGACTGCGCTGCGCTTCTCATTGCCGTCTTCTAGCGATGTGGAGATGACAGACATCAGAACAGGCGATGTGCTGCGGTGGTCGGCGGGCAAGTGGCGTAATTATCCAGAGAGTTCGGTTGTAGACGGGGGGAGCTTCTGATGGCGACATTAAGAATCAAAAGGCGTGCAAGCGGCGGTGGTGCGGGGTCACCCAGCAGCATGGCCAACGCAGAACTTGCATTCAATGAGCAGACGAACATTCTGTACTACGGGACTGGCACGGGCGGTGCGGGCGGCACGGCCACCCAAGTCATTGCCATTGGTGGGTCCGGTGCTTTTGCCACGCTGGCCTATGTCGATTCGGCTGTCGCTGCTGGCGGCGGCAACGTAGATCTGTCCGGCTACGCCCAGCTGGCCGGTGCGTCCTTCTCTGGCAACGTGACGGTCGGTGGAAACCTGACGGTCAACGGTACGACGACTACCATTAATAGCACCACGGTCAGCGTCGATGACATCAACGTCATTCTGGGCGATAC